CCATCGAGCACCTGTAAGTCTGCTGGGATTGGAACCTAGAAGTCATGTAGCTTCAGCACAGGTTCACCTTCGGTCCCAGACTCTTTCGTGATATACTACATAGGAGCACCAATCTTATCCACGGCTTCAAATATCCACTCTCTTATATCTGTAGTACGTTGCTTTACCTCTGTGGAATCTAAATCAGCCATGATTTTAGCAATGACTGATTCACACTTTGTATATTTGTATATCATTTATATCAATGTAATCGTGTTTGTTAAATATTAGTTGAGCTAACTTTCTCTTATTCTATCTTACTAAGCTTAATGTATACTTATATCTATCTGGGAACGTTCTAGGTATCTTAGACCAGTATAGTCTATACTTATACCCATCAGAATGTTCGTTTAGATGATATATACGCTTATCGTATTCTTTACTGGCTTTATAGTCTACAGATAAGGACTGCGGGCTTAGACTCTTGGGTCTATACTTACCCACCTAAATAAAACCGAGCCCATAAGGCATTTTAAAGCCTTCTGAGCCCTCGAATACGTGTTCTAGAATAACTTTACACATCTCGTCTAGAATGCGCTTGTAGAGGCTGTAATCGACCTCTACGGGCATCGTACGGTACATATCCCTGAACGTGATAGATTGTTTACTCCTCATCGTCTTGTGGACCGTGTGGTTTTACACTAGCTAGTGTAGCATTGTTGCCATCGTCACTAGGTCTGTTGAGCATTACTGCCAACTCATTCTGGAAGATTAGCTTCTTTATATCAGGAACCATCCAAGTAGGGATCTGGATATCATCCTCAGTCTGCGGGTCTTCTTCATCGTCTGCGTCATCTGGTACTTCACAGATAACCTCTAAGTAGATGTACTGAAGTTGATCATCATCCTGTAAGCCTTGGATGTACACGTGTTTGTCGGCATCATAGTAGCCTGTCAGCTCCCCGAAAGTATATCTACGGAAGTACTGATAATGACGACGTATAGGGTTCATATACTGTATATTCTCCCCGGCTTCGTCACGTATGGCTACTATAGCACTAGAAAGATTGCCGAAAACATCGCTTATTTCGTCTACAGTGCGTTTAGTGAAGCTGTCCCTATCTTTGTCCTAGGACTCTACTTTCTCGAGCTCCAGAGGCCCCAAATTGCGTAACTGGATAAACTCTCCATCTACCAGATCGAGTAGATCAAGTACTTTAGCCTTATCCTTTAGTTCATCTAAGCGTTTCTTCCACAGCATCCTACGGTAATGGTTAACCCAAGCTGCTATCTAAGATCTTGAGAAGTCTTCACTCTCACTAACATTGTTGTTCCTGACCAAAAGAAGTAAGTCGTCTATTATTTCTTTTAGGCTTGTTTTATTCATTTTGTTGTAGCTTCTACTACTCTTACATCAGTTACCTTAATCAAATCGTTCGTATTATGTATCTTATACTCTGTCTTATGTATCTTCTTAAAGTCAAATGTAAGTAGTCGTAATAAAAAGTTCTTCTTATTCTTATATTCTTTCGTGTCAAATACGTACAAATATTGTTCGTTCCTGACATCTAAACCTACAGTAATTGTATCTTTAGTAAGACTGTAGGTTACTGTTGTAAGGTTGTTGAAGTTTATTGTATCTTTAAGTATACTATCTTTAAGAGATATAATATCGCCCCCTACCCCCTTACTTTCTATAACGTTTATAGACTGCGTTTGCGTTGCAGCCACCTAAACTTGTTTTGGTTTAATACTCAACTTAGACCTGACGCTATCCAGCTTATGCAGTACAGCATCGTTCTAGTTCTTCAAATCTTTTATCTCTAGCCTTAAAACATTATTAGCCTACTAGGAGTCGGCAATCAACCCCTAATAGGCTTCAATGTTGTTCTGAGCCATTTCTAGCTCCTGTGACAGCTTTATATTCTGTCTATGGGTATTTATACCCCAAGCCAGTAATAACGCAACAGAAGCCACGCAAATGGCCTTAATGGCGATTCTTGTGTGGTCTACAAGGACCAGCTTTGCGATCGCGAGTATGTTCATGTTCTTCTTCGTCTAATTCTATACCCGTATAATCCTCTCCTTTCTTCCTTAGGAATTTGCCAAGCATCCTCCAAGGTCCTTTAGGATCAAGTGTGTTTAAGTTTTCCAATATGGACCATAATTCAGTCAATGTGATGATTACAGCCGCACCTCCGGTAAGTATGAACACTCCAGATTCGTCGACTACTGCCCATTCTAATCCATGGAGCAGTGCTAATATAATAGCTTCGTCTCTGATCTTTCTAAGCGTGCCCATCCAGTTCCTACCACTTTCTATCTTTCTTTTAAATTTCCTAGCTACTTTAATACCGTAGATCATGTCTACTATAGTAGTAGCGAAACATATTACCAACAAATACCAAATAGGAGCAAGATAGCTAACGACAGCTGAACCCATAGCAAGTATTACTTTGCCTATAACACTCCCGTTTATCATACTGTTGAGAGTATTATATATATTGCTCAAACTATGTGATAAGTGGTGTATCATTGTTAATTAAACGTAAATCCAATTATAGCAAATTCAGGAGACATGTTTTCTGAAATACCAGGAAGAGTAGAGCCTTGTACCTGCTCTATTTTGAAATACTTGGTTTCAGGACCAGTTCCCTTAACAACATTAGTAAAGTCTATTGTCAACGTAGAGTTCTTAGCTGCATCAAATTTAGCAGTAGTAGAGCTAGTGATACTCTTTGTAGTAGACCCAACAGTCAGACTGTAAGTAGATGTATCAGAAGTAACAGCTTGACCTGTACTATCGCACATAGATACTATATAGCCAGCGTTTCTACTATTTACAGTAGAATACAATTGTATACTTCCTGTACTTCCTACAGTACCAGTCTTAGCAGTATAGTTACGATTAGTATCTGTGTTACCAGCCCATGTACCATCACTTATATAGAACAACGGTTTGATATATGTACTATAATAGTCATTAGTAGCATCAACACGCTTTATTATCAGATCGTGAATTCCGTCCTAACCATTTACCTGTCCGCCTACCCTATATTTTATATGAAGTATACAAGAACCACGCTCTTTTATTTGATTGGCATTTGCAAACGAAGGTTTGAGGTTCAATGCGCTAGCAGAACCTACTTGTACATTAAATGTATTATGCGTACCGCTTTCATACTCAAATCCTGTTCCACTCGTAACAAACGAATCAGTTCCACTTACAGTTATATTACAACTTCCTGTTATAGGCTGAGGCGGCATTCCGTTAGAAGAGCTACCGCATCCTGCCCAAGAAGCAAATACATAAAATTCACAGTATGGAGCTGTTACAGAATTATACTGAACATCCAATGCACTTGGAGATATAGTAATAGTTTTACTATTTCCAGATCCACCGAATTGAACTACATTTCTAAAATCGTATGTTCCTATAGTATCTCCATCATCAATTCCTTCCGGACCAGTAACAGACGACCAGTATCCTGCGTTGCTAGAAGAACCAGCTCCCCATACAGCAAGATCTAATTCTGTACCAGATGTAGAATTACAAGCGAGTGTTATAGAATTACCAGATCCAATGTTGCTAAATTCTGCAAGTTTCTTACCTTCACCATTATCATACACAGCAGCGGCTCTTTGTCTTACAGTTACTACAAACGTAGAACATACGTTTTCTGCTAATTGCAAGTTGTTATTAGTAGCAGCTGTTTCTAAATCATTCCACAGTGAAGTATTTTTTACAGCTTTCATTACTATTTTGGCAGTTCTATAATCTCCCGTGTTTGCTTTTATACGGTATTGTAATACTTCATACGAAAGATAACCTCCATGGAAAGAAAAATGATTATCAGAAGAAGCGGGTTCCGCACCTCTTACGGAAATATTAGTCGGTTCAGGTAACACTGTAACCTTTAACCATTCGTTTCCTGCAGAAGGACCGACTTCCATGGTACTGGCATTATTAGAATTCATTATAACTCTACCGTTATCCATTATAATACGATCGATGCTATACGTCCATCCAGCTGCACCAATATCGTTATTTCCTCCTGGATATGTACCACTAAACGAATGCCACGATTTACCAGGATCACCATCGTATCCAGCAAGTACCATTGTCATATCATCAATTGGCAAGAAACAAGATGATGGCTGGGATTCATTTGATATACCGTCTACAGGAACAAGTCTGTTGTTAGGGAATATTTGAGTTGAATTGGTAGTAAAGAATGCATCCAAATCTGCTCCGTTGTCAATAGCCGTCTTCTTACATATACAATATTCATCAGGAATAAGCTTAGTATATAATATATTATTAGCCTCCTGATATGTCATCATCCTTAGCATATTACTATATAATTATTTTACATCCTTCTTTAGAAAGACAGCCTTTCTGTATGATAGGATATAGTTTATTTACTGTAGCTCTAGAATTAAGAACCATGCCTTTCTGTTTATTCTCTCCAACGATAATACAACCAAGACTATCTTTAGCTGTATTACCGGAATGAATTCGTATACCCGCAAAGTATGGTACGTCTTCTAAAAGCGGCATATATCTCTTAAACTTAGGAGAGTATGTCCAACTTACTTTATATGTACCATAGGGTATAGCTGTTTCTCCGTACACCTTCTTTTCTTTGGACAAATCACGTACTTTATCTTCTAACGTATCGCACATAAGTTGTCCGTCTATATAAAGCTTGCCTATAGTATAGGTGTCTCTAAGAGCTATTCTTTTTAATAATATCGTCATACGTGTACTTCAGTATCGTAGAATCCAGGACCGTAGACTTTCTTATTATTCTTCGGGCGAATACCGTTGGCATCGTTAGGATTAACTTCCCACAGACAAGGTTCGCCACCACCACCTTCGCCGTTCTGCAACTGGATATCCTTGGTAGTATTATCAGAATATGTTACAGTAAGCTTATTAGTAGTAGAGTTATATGTGACATCAGTAACAACCTTACGATTCTCAAGAACAATAATACGATTTATAATATCGTTAATCTTGTTGTTGATATTGATGATATCACCTTCGATCTTCTCAATCTTCTCCTTGAACCACTTAAGAATCTCCTGAAGTATTACAGGCTCTGTATCAGCACCGTTCTTCCAGTTATCCGGATCTACATCACCGTTCTCATCGCTGTACTGAATAGCAATAGGGCCATCGATCTCTGTATAAGCCTCTTCGTCAGCCCACTCATGACAGTGTGCTTTAGATACAAACTTAATATTAGTAACACGTTTGTTAATAATATCTTGGAAGCGATCCCAAGGATTCAAGTTCCTATCGCACTCACGGAAACGATTGTCGTACAACTGATAAGCGAGAGCAATAGCGTCATCATGACCAGAACCATCTTTCTCAGACGTCCTAACACGAATGCATCCCTGACGTACAGGATTGAAGTCTGCTATGTCTTTATTTACGGTCCAATTTCTAAGCGTACCGTAAATTCTAATCATTCTATTATTGTCCATCATTCAAACTTAATTTTCATTTTAACATTGCCCTCACGAATAGGAGCTGCACTGCGATAGTAGTAATAACCGTCTTTTGTTCCATACTGGATAAGAGGGATTCTGAATCCAGAAGATACATCAGATGTGATTTCTTCCTGCTCTTCTTTCTTAAACAGATTGTACGGCTTT